CCTTGAATACCTTACGCAATTCGTCCCGCTTCAAATACATTCCATTCTTTGTATATTTACCAACCCAATCATCTGCCCAACCTTCGCCATACATTGCGCGGAAAGCATTATTGGTAAACATAAAGCAATCATTCACATGCCACTGAAACGGCACATCGCGCACTTCGCGGATGTATTCATTGAGTGCGTCTAAATCAGGCTTCGCCATCTTTCACTTCACGCCCCCAAACGATCTGCTTATCCTGAAGCTGCGTTGTCCAATCAAAGAATGTGTCACTGCCCGTTAAGCCCTTTGCCGTTCTGACCGCCGCATGGCTTTCCCGCGTATATCTGCGCACATTGGCGCGTTCCAAGGCAATTAGACGGCTTTCCACAGTCAAACTAATCGTTGATGTTTCACCAGCGTCTTGGATCGTCATTTTATCCATGTATCCACGGAATATTTCTACTGTGTTGCTACCAACGCCCCAATAAATCGTTACAAGCCGACCTTGGTATTCCTCAGTCAGCGCATAAGATACGATTGTGCTATCTAAGCCATTCAGCGTTAGCGTAGTGCCACGCGCAGATAGGTCTGACACTTCCTCTAAGCCGTCTATAGTAAGCAGATTGCCTGTGCCTGTGTAGGTTTGGCTGTTGATCGTTTTGTCACCGTAGCCCGTCCACAGACGCATATTGCCGCTGTCAAACGCTAGGTCAACTGCGTAGAATACTTCGATTTCATCGCCATCAAGCGCAGCAAGTAATGCCGCTGGAACTGTTCTACTCATATCGCTTCAAACGCTCCGAATGTTATGCCATAAATGCTGGCCTCATTGACTGACCAGTTTTGCTGATTGCTTGCCAAGCGGAATTTGCCAGTTGTGTTTAGGATATTCACACCCGCGCTAGATTTGTTTGCGCGTAAGGCTGGCCAGATTTCCACATCTTGCGCTGCGCCTGTACCTGTCACATCTTCTAGCACTTTGTGCAGTGTGCGGTTGGACGTAGTGCCGATCTGGATGTAATCGCCAGCAAGCAAGGTTTCGCCGCTGCTAATCGTTAGCGATACTGTACGATCTCCCGCACTACCTGTCGCAGCGTTTACGTCACTGTTGGTTGTGACTGTCCCGCGCGGTGATGTTGCGCTGGGATCGCCAAGGTAGAACGTGCCGTATTGACCACGCAAGCTAACCAGAAATGCAATCCATTGCTCCGCATCCGCACGTTTCATTGGCGGCAGTGTGATGTCGGCTTGCCAAGTTTCGCCGCTGTAAGCGTGTGCCTGACCCGCAAAGGTAAACGGTGACTGACTGTAAGCCACGGCATTGACCGCGCGTAACTCAATCTGCGCAATGCCAGTGTGTGACGGCAAGGTTAAAGGGTAAGTGATAGCCATTATGCAAACGCCCTTCCATATGAACCGCCACGCCGTTTCGCATCCGCGACTGCCGCTTTCGCGCTTTCCGCAATCTGTGGCATCAGTGACTTGATCTCTGTGCGTACAGTTTGTTGTACGCCTGTTGATACGTTGATGGTTTGATTGACGACCACAGAACCGCCGCCGGCCATTTTGTCGTTAGGCACGATAGAACCGGTGCGGGAAGGCACAAACAATTCTGGCCCACGTTCTCCTACCATGTAAGGTTTCCCGCGCTGTACGGGGCCACCTATGGCCTTCATGGGTGTGCCTAGCACTGGGAACTTTGCGGTTAGTGCATCGCTGATAAAACCGGTAATCTTCTTTACAACAAACACGCGGTAAAGTTCCTTGATGATGTCAGCGGCCATTGTGCGGAATGCGTCCTTGGCCTTCTTAGTGCCGTCAACCATAGACATGAATGCATCACCAAACTTGTCACCAATCATATCCGCAACGGTTGTGACCTTCGCGCCAGTTTCTTCTGTTTCTTTACGGATGCGCTTGAAATATGAGAATACATCAATCGTAATAAGATTGTTTAATTCATCCTGAAGATTTTGATAGCTTTCAAAAGGCTTGTCTAATTGTTCGCGCAGATCATCTTCACGATCCATTAATCTTACCATTTGGTCATTCAACATGCCCAGACGTTCAGCCGTTTTTTGCATCATCGCATCAAGGTTACTTGTTGCAAAATCCGTACCCATAAGTTCATTCATCATGCGGGCAAGATCATCAATGGTTTCGGCAAATCCTTCACTTAATGAACTGGTGAAAGTTGTCCATCTAAATGCAAGGTCATTAATGAGTATAGAAAATTGAACGCCAAATAAGTCAATCCTTGCCGTTGCCCGTGAAAACGCTTCCTGAACTATTGCCGGTACGTTTGAAATAAATACGACAAACATATTTATTCCGTTCACGATCCCATTAATCGCCGCCATCGCACCGCGTTTTAACAGGTCAAAGCCTTTAACAACCAAATCAACCGCCGGACGCACGAAGTCAATCAACGGTTGGAACGCAGTTTTCATGTCTGCGCCAAACCGCTTAAAGTCAAATGATAGCTTGGTTGTTTTATCGCCCATCATTGCGATAGCACCACCAACCGCAATCAATGCACCCAAGATCATCCCTTTTGGCCCGAAGATTGAAGCAAGTTGCGGTGCTTGCATGGTCATAATGCGCAGCGCATCAGTACCCATAGAAGCCTGAACCGCCATATCTTGGAACTGCAAGGATGCCATGCCCAAACTGCGGGTCATGTTTTTATTGGCCTTACCAACGCCCTGCATACCGCGAACATGCCGGTTCATGTTGGCCGTTGACTTCATCATAGTTTTATCAAGTGAACCAAGCTGCGCTTGTACCTTTTTCATTTCAGGTACAGCGTTGCCAACGGCGTTCATTTCAAACGTTAGCTTTTCATTCGCCATTGTCTTTTTGCTCCGACTTGATTTTAAAGTATGCGACCCATTCGTTATATTCTGAAAGGCTGATTTGCTCTATTTCACCTATGGTTTTGCCAAGCAATTCAGCTAATGCTATCAGATTATATCTAAACGGATCGCCTCTTAGTTTTTTTCGTGTTCCTCTATAGTCACACTTTCAAGAACCGCACCAAACACCTTTGCAATCAAGTTGATTGGTTCGCCCATCAATATTGGCTTATCTTCAAGTGAAAATGCCTTTTCACCGGCATCGTCTTCACACTTGCGGATGATCATATCAATCATAGCCGACATAGTTGGGTTGTTGATGAAATCCTTGTGTTTACGTTGGATTTGCTCCATGTCACGCGCTGAAACCGTTGTGAAATATAGGCGAAGCGGTGTATCCCCTTCGCCCCATTCTTCCACATCCAGAAAACCCCGTTCTTGTTCCGCCCGTTTTGCTGCAATGCGTTTCGCTAGTGACATATTACGCTACCGTTGTTTCCGTTAGTGCGCCAGAACCTTGGATGGTCAATGATGCCTCAACCAAACCATCGAATGATGAATTGATTGTGCGACCTGTTACGATGGCTGTACCGCCGTAATATGTGTCGCCTGATGTTGCACCTTCTGGGTAGAAGTTAAGTGTAACCTCTGCACCAACTGTCAACGCACCTTGGCCGCCTGTATCGGTTTCATCCCAATAGACATCAACTGAACCAGTGAAGTTTTTCAGTGATGATGCATATGAACGGGATGTGTCGCCCATAGTTGTTGTTTCTAGTGTATCCGCTGTTTCTTCAATGCTGAAGGAACGGATTTCTGCAATTACAGTGTCAGAACCAGCCGTGCCGACTTTTACGGTTCCTTCACTTCCTGTATGTGTCGCCATTGGTGGAACTCCTTACTTGGCTGTTTCTACATCATTAATAGCTGTAACATATCTGATTGAATAAGTCAGCTTGGCTATTCCCAAAATTTGGTCAGCTTCACCGTCAAATTGTATTTCAGTTGATGTTAAAACGCTGAACTTGGCAAGGCCATTGATCGTGAAATCGCCGGCTAATGCTTCCTCAACTTGGACGGCTATCGCGTCCACATCATCATCAAACTTACTTGTTTCCCGCACGTAAATATCAACGTCCAAAGTAAGTTCCCTGATCATGTCAGTAACGCCAGCATTCATGCGTTCACTAGCCTCAGAACCAGTATAAACGCTAATAGCAGGCAGATTCGTGTCATTTAGTGGGTGAACCCGCGTTGTATAAACACGGCGTTTAACAAGGCCAACTTCTGACTTTAATAAGGCAGCAACACGATCCCTGATTTGCTTACGAACATGTGCCATCTATTGTTTTTCCAACTGTATTGTTGTCACGCCGGTTCCATCGTGCAACCAAGCAACAACGCGATATTCAACGCTGCTAACGATTAGGTAATCATCTTCTGCAATATTGGGAACATCGGCTGTTTTACATGTGAACCGTGGCTGTTCTTGATGGACAGCTGCAATACCACCAGCATCAACAGGAACAGTTTCGTTATCAAATATACCTGTAATAGAACTATCACCTAAACCTAATTTGCGACGATACGAGACAGTCGATGCAAATTCATCGATGTCAAATATTGCAGTCAGATCATCAGCAAATGGAATTGGCATTTATTCGCTCTCTTGCTCTTCTTCTTTGCTCTCTTCAACGAGCTCTTTAACTTCGGCATAACCACGCGAAATAAGCTTTTTACCTATTCTTTCAGCGGCATCAACGGTTTCACCCATGTTGTGTAAAACTCCGTCGATAATTGTGTCTTTTACTAACTTCACAATCATTTCTTTGCCCGTGTTGTTTTAGGCTTTGCCGCGCGGTCTGTAGAAGCCACAGTTGGCTTTGGTTCTGGTGCTACTGCAACACGCCCGTAGGCCACTAATGAAGCCGCTTCGTCTGCCCCTAATTCCACTATTTCGCCAGATTTACGGGCTGAACCCGCTGCGACACATGATTTTAGAATGATGTACTTCATTTTTGACCCCTCGTTAGAGGGGGCGGCAAAGTTGCCGCCCCAAGTTAGCATTATGCGCCGTCGTTGTTAACTGCGAAGCTAACTGCGTGACGTACTGCTACGTCAACAGTTTGCAGTGCAACGATGCGAACTGTGCCAGATGTTGATGCAGTATATGGATCAACCGTGATGTCCAATCCACCATACATGCCAATCAAACAGTCAGCAAAGTTACCAAAATACAAGTCGCCGGCAGTAACTTGGTTTGATACGATTGCGTTGTAACCATTGATTTGGCCACCATCAGCAACAAACAAGCCTGAACCAGAGTCTTTGGCTGTTGTTTTCAATGCACCCATCATGCTTGCTGGCAAGATATACGCTAGGTTGCCCATAAGCGCGTTATCTTCCGCAACCGCAGTTTCCATCGCAACTACTTCTGCGAATGTTGGGTTAGCCGCTGCGAAGGATGTTGGTGCGTTGATGCCTGATGTGTTTTTGATGCCTGTTGGCTGGCCAGATGAACCTGAACCTTGCAACGCACCGTTGTCGATTGCTAGTGCGATGCCTGTTGATAGGTCATTACGAACTAGGTTTTCGATGTCTAGTGACGATTGCATCATCATCAAGCGTGTGATGTCAGTGAACGCACCAACTGTTTTTGGTGACATTGTGACTTGACCAAATGTTGGTTCGCTTTCAGTGGACGCGCCACCTTCTGTTGCGATCCATGCACCTGTTGATGCCGCTGTCTTTTTAGGGATTTTTACGTCACCTGATAGACCTGTCAACATTGTCGCGCCAGCTTGCATCACTGATGATGCGTTGCGTAGTACGTCAATGAAGTCACCGCCGCGATACGCTTCTGCAACCATTGCGCTGTCGTCTGATGTGTTCAGATCACGCTGGTTCCATGAACGCAGAACGTCA